CGGTGAACTCGCATCCGATGAACCAGATGTTGTTGCTGTTGTTGGCTGTGTAGCCCAGACCCGTCGCGGGGTTGCCATCTCCGCGACCTAGGATCCTGACGCTCTCAGTGCCAACGGTAGTTCCATCAACGCTGGTGCTTACATTGTTGAAGCAGGTGTCGAACCAGCAGTCGGTGAAACGAGAGTCGTAGAACTGGATGGCTTCAACAGCCGGACCCTTGTTGTTAGCGAAGTACACACCCTCCACATGAATGATGTGCGTGTGGTAGCACTTCATGAGTGGTGCTGCGGACGCGACGCCGTTACCATCCAGCGTCAGATCCTCAACTGTCATACCTTGCGCCTGGATCTCAGTTGTTGTAGCACAAGTGCCGCAGAAGTTCAGGATCGGGAGATTCGTTCCCGTCTTACGACGAAGGGATGTTCCATAGGTGGTCCTACCACCAGAGCCCATGAACTTGATGTAGTTGCCGTAGTTGCCATCTCCAAGGATCTGATCATTCGGCATGACGAGAGTGGAGACGATGTACACACCAGGAGGGAAGAAGACGATACCAGAGTGTGTATGAGCACCACCCAGCGTTGTGATCACCGGTGTTGCATTGATCGCGTTCTGAATCGCCGTCGTGTCGTCTGTGGCGCCGTCGCCGACGGCACCGAAGTCTTTGACATTCAGAACAGCCATGCCGGAGCCGATTGCGTCAAGACGAGCCTTGACTGTTGAGAACGAACCAGAGGGGTTGATCCCTAGTTCACCCTCGATCTTGTTGATCGCATCCGCCAGGTCGTTGTGAACCTGCGGATGTACAGTGACCTGGTTCTCCGCGTCGCTATGCGACGTGCCGAATGCATCGATCCCTGTTGGATACGCTGAAGCCATTATGGACCTCCGAATGTTCCTGAGCCGAATGTACCCTCGCCGAAGTTTCTGCTCGGGGATGACGGGATGCCTGAGTTGTTGAACAGAAGATGCTGGTAGTCTACATAGATGGAGAATGCATTCGAGTACAGAGGAGCATTGACGAGCAGATCGCCGTAGGACTGACCATCAATGTTCTGGTAGAGCAAGATGATGCCTGCCGGCTTCTGAGAGACCAGAGCGGCCAGAGTTGCGATAGGATCTGGCGTCTCTGAACTCTTGGTGATGACCGTCATGGTGTAGGCATCAGTGTTGCGCTCTACGAAGTTAACGGTTTTCGTCCCTGTGAGTGTGGCCTGTGCTGCGAGGACCATCGCGCTGATGGTGCCGCGATTCCACCCTCCGACAGAGGCGATCTGCGTCCTCTGCTGTGCATCGGTCAGTCCTGCGGTCAGCTGAACACCGACGAACTGCGCCAGCCAGGGCAGGGCCACCGTAGGAGCGCGTGTGAGGTCTAGGACTTGAGACCAGCCAGGAGCGAGCTCACCGCTGACGATCTGATCCCTGCCGTAGTCGTCAACGATCTGGAATAGCTCACCCAGAGCGGCGCAGTAGTTCGCAAGGGCATAGCCATACAGCGCATCATTTTGCGCTAGCGGTGCGACAGCGTCATATAGACGCTGCGCAAAACTCTTGAGGACAGGAGCAGACAACTAGATGGCTGTTCCCGTCAGCGTGTTCGTCTGAGGAAGCGGAGCGACACCCGTCATAGTGATGTCCTGGCGAGCGAGAGTGTTGCCGTGTATCGCGATCGTCAGGTCGTAGTTCACACCGGTGGTCGTGATGTAGTCAACGCCAGGAACCTCGTTGATGACCTGTGCGACCTCCAGATAGCGGATGATCGTCTTGTTGACCCAGAGGTTGCTGCCCTGCCCCTCCGAGCCCCAGATAGCGGGACTGAGGTAGGAAGCCAGCGCTGCATTGATTGAGGCAACAACGCTGGTGGGGTCGAAGCCAGGCAGCGTCTGCACCTTGTAGGTCACATCGATCGCGTTCACCGTCGGGTCTACGACGTTGACGATGAAGTTGACTTCTCTCCTCGCCTGAAGGTCTGCCTGGATTGCAGCCTTGTGAGTTGAATCAACAGGGTTGCCCTGCTCGTCGATGGCGGCTACCGCAACGGTGCGCGCATTCGTGAAGGTCGGAGGAGGACCAGGGCTGTATCCGTCGATGGCTGTCGCACGGAAGACACCTGGGATGTTCCTGGCGAACACGGCGAAGTCATTGGGGAGGATCGGACGAGGGGCGATCAGCTGAAGGTACGAAGTCAAGCGACCCAGGTACTCGTCATCCGTCTCAGCGTCAACACCACCGCCTGTGACTGCGTTCTGCGTCACACTTGAGACGAAGGCAAGAGGATCGATCAGCTGGATGGTGCCGCCGATGGTACCGAGACCGGAGGAGTCAGCGCCAGGCGTGACAGCGACGACCAGGACGTTGTTGGCGACCGTTGATCCGGCAGGGATGACCGTATCGGTGACTGTCTCGAAGGCAAAGACCTCATCGCCAGTCTTGGCGATGCTGACCTGCGTCCCCAGAGGGATCGTGTAACCAGCATTGTCCTTCATGGTCCAGGTCGTAGCAACTGAGGCTGCCGTGTCGTCCAGCGGTGGCAGGTTGATCAGAGTTGCCCCGAACCAGCGGAAGATGCTCCGGGGGATTGCGCTGGCTACATCACGAGACTCAGCGGCAGCAGCAGACATTGCCTGCGCCAGCCAAGTGTCGAGGTTGCCTGCTCCCGGCTCCCAGCCAGGAACGATGGTCTGCATGAACGTGACGAAGTCGTCCATGATGTCCTGCGGATCTGTTTCGATCGGCAGCTCAATGTAACTGCTCAAGACGCACCACCTTCCTGCCGAGTAGAGACACGGACAGAGACCCTGGCGATCAGTTGATCAAACTGATCAGGATGCTGTTCGAAGATCACATTGGCTCTAGGCTCCTGAAGCAGGATCCTCTCTGCCGCATCGGCAACATCAAGAGGTTGCTTCTGGAATGTGAAGTCATCAGACCCGAAGTCCGGGCTGACTTCACGCTCACCTACGCGCGTGAGGAGAACTGCTGCGACGCAGTTGCTGATGTCCTCTATGGTATCCTGCTCCACCACAGCGGGATGACCGCTCGTAGCTAGACGAAACGGGAAGTCGAAGTGAGGGACGACGACAGGATCACTCATGAGAATGGCCACCAGGCTGCGATCCAGGGGTTGCGACGATTGTCAAATACGACAAGACACTCATCGCCAGCAGCAGGTAGAGAAGTCGTGTCGCGAGATTGCCAACGACACGGACCCCACTGAAGAAAAGGGTCGAAGTCAGGGATGACAACAGGAACGAGATCTGAGAGGTCTGCGGCACCGACGGATACTTTACCGTACCACACCGTGCGACCTTCTGGGGCATCAGGGATCTGATCACGGAAGTCACTCATGCTCTCACCAGAGGAGCGTTGGCGAGATCGTTGCAATCTGGGTGACCATTCTTCGTGCCATCCGTGTTTACACCTACATGCGTATGGTTTGCCCCTCCCCACTTGGCATAGTCACCGATGGTACCGATCTGTTCACCGGCTGTGACAGTACTGCCTTCAGTAACGGAGCGTGTGCCCATGTGTGTGTAGTAATACTTGGCACCAGATTGACCCTGTAGATACACAGACCAACCAAAGGGACCGTGTACACCCAGCATCGGGTCAGACGGCCCTTGCGTCGGATCGTGACCGGACAGCTTGAAGATCTTTCCGCTCTCAACAGCCACGATGGGAGCGCCGGCATCGCCACCGAAGTCAATAGCGGGATAGCCAGCAAGACCAACGGTCTGATGCTCACCCTGGATGACGTGCGTGTTGTGACCGAAGGGCACAGGTTGAACTTCACCGCCAGGAGTCTTGAACTGCTGGTTGCTTCCGGTGTCGATCGCGGCAGGAGCTCCTGTCCATGTTGCACTCGTGCTGCCTGGCAGATTGCTGCCGGAAGGTTCAGGCAGACGCGGCTGCTTCTTCTTCAGCGTGATGGTCGTCCTGGTGTCGAAGACACTGCGTGAGATGTCGTTCACCAGCCAGCGTCCGTTCCAGGGACCCATGTCCTTCAGCTGCACAACGCTGCCCGGAGGCGCTGCCCACTTGGAGGCGCGGCACGTCACGGTGCAGGTGGCGCTCTTCGTTCCCTCTGTGTAGGTGCCGTCGATCGCCTCAACACCAGGAGTGTCTTCAGAGATCACCGCGATCGGTGAGGACTTCAGAAGGTCATCCTCAGAGATGAAGTAGAACTTGCCGCTGACGAAGAATGCTCGCCAGTTGACTTCTTGCGCGAGACGCGTGATGCAGTCCCAGCTACTCTCCTTGCCCCATGCGGTCTGCTTCTTGGTCGGAGGCACACCCCTGTAGAACTCGTAGTCTCCTGTGTCGGAGACAGTAGAGAATTGCGAGTTGGCTGCTGCAACCGTTCCATCGAGAACACCATAGGTTGCAACAGTCCGCTCAGCTTCCGTGCGCCACTGCGCATACAGCTGACCGTTGGCACTGAGTTGTACAGCCTGTACAGCAGCCCAGTACTGAGCGCCAGGATGCGCTGATAGATAGTTCATCAGATGTTCGTAGAACGCCTGGGCATCCTCAGCTACGTTCCGAGAGGCAGGCCATCCCTGACTGGCGCGCTGCTGGAATGCTCCTACGCTGTCCAGGTCGCCGCCGATCAGATTGCGCATCGTGCTCTCTTGGATGACGCACATCATCGCCATGACCAAAGCCTTGCGCGGAACCAGCATGGCCCTGCCCTGATCAAGCACTGCGTTGGCGACGTTGCGCTGCTCCTCACTCATGGGCACACCTTTGACCGTGAGATCGTTGGTCTTAGGAATGCCCAGGGAGCGGTCGCTGACAAGGTTCGTCTTGTCGGAGGGAGAGACCGCCCCCTGGATCGGTTGAACTTTGTTGAGCTCCGGGATGTAGTATGGGAGATGCGGAGCGTACTCCTTCGGTTCTCGCAGAAGACGCAGGACGAACTGTGCCCTGGTGATCTTCTGGCGGGACGTGCTGAGAGCCTGCTTGATCGGCTTGTTGTACCGACGAAGGATCGCGACCTCACGGTCCTCAAAAGTCAGGTCGATCTGATCATCGTTCTTCTCTACACCAACCAGCCTGAAGAAGAGGCCATCGATCTCGATGTCGTTCTTTGAGCTGAGCCTGCCTGATCTGAGCAGAGTCCTGGCCCTGTCCTCTACTTCAACCTTGATTGTGCTTGCACCCTGCATGGTGCGCTGGATGGTGACATCCTTCACAGCCTCGATGATGTTGATGTCGGAGTGATTGAGCGCAAGGTACAGTGCGCTCAGATCTACATCATCGCCCATCAACTCCAGCTGGGTCTGCTTCAGCCGGGAGGGACGGAGCAGGTCTACAGCCTTGGTCTTGGCTACGGTCATGGCGCTGGGATCCTCAGCTTGGCTCCGACGGTTAGTTTCTGCGGATCACGGATGTTGTTGGCATTCGCGATCTGGTGCCACTTGCTTGAGGAGCCGTAGAAGTGGGCAGCGATCTTGCTGAGGGTATCACCGCTCTTGACGACATACGTCTTGGGCCAACCGCTCGTGCTCTTGGTTGATGCCGTCGTCTTGGAAGATGTGACCTTGCCCGGTTGAATCCCTCTGAACTGCGTGATGTCCTCGGCACGGTACTCCAGCAGGTTGATGACGCAATCCTGCCTCAGACGGGCCATCACACCGTTGCTGGCGAAGTCCCTGATGACGTTGTCTCCCCAGACCAGGTTCTCGATGACCCAGATCTTCGGCCCAGGGTTCTGTAGACCTCGGCCGGTGATCTGAACGGTAGGAGGAGCGCCACCTGTCGTCGGAGGCAGAGCCATCCTGCTGAGACGGCTGATGTCGGTCTCCTGGCTGATCTGATCCCTCACCCCGTCAAACAGTACAGGGACAGCGAAGCGCAGAGGATCCTTGCCGTTCCAGACGGTCAGCCCTACGCGACGAGAGCGTGTCTCAACAACCCATCCGCCGTAACCGCTCGGAATGTTGGGAGGCGTCTCACCGAGGAGCACGACGACAGGGCTGATACCGGCAGCCGAGATGGTGACCTTCTGCATCTCATGCGTCATTTGCGAGCCTGCTGCTGGTCGATCTCTTCGGCGACAACATCAGCCAGAACCTTGCGGCCGATCTGCACCTTGACCCTTGTCGTCTTGTTCTTGTTGTCTGGCTGATTCATCCAGGACTCGTTGTAGTTGAACGGAGAGAGCTTGGTCTGACCATTGCTGGCCCTGCTAGGTACCTTCAGAGAGGGCATAGAGAGCACGTTGCCTGGTGAAGCCAGAGGCAGGAGTCCACCAGCGGGATGACCAGCCAGAGCGGGACGAGAGAGGATGGGGCTGGGACCAGCGTTGCCGGAACCAGTGAGCCAGTGCCACGCTCCTCTCAGGGCATTCCAGATGCTGTAGATGTGCTTGAGAGTTTCGTACGCTGCAACCAGCGGGAAGAACGCCACTGTGAGAGCGGCAGCGAACTCAAGCTTGTGATCCCTGACCCAGTTCCAGGTTCTGTTGACCAGGTCATGGAAGGCATCCCACTTGAAGTACAAGACACCCAGGAGAATCACGAGCCCGGCGATCGCTGCGACGATGATCGTGATAGGAGCTAGCGTGATCGCCCATGCGATGCCAGCTGCAATCCCCTCAGCGGTGAAGGCATCAGCTAGTGCGGTCGTAGCCGCTACATACAGCCACGTGGCTCCCTCTGCGATCCATGTCCAGAAGGTAGCCAGTTTCGTCATGAGGGCATATCTGCCCGTCGCAACGGCTGCTAGGAACTGGAAGAAGGTCAGCTCTTTGGTTGCCTTGGTAGCCAGGACTTCGGAGAGACCCATCGCTGCCGTCCAGAAGGCAGCAAGCTTCGTCACTCCCCAGTAGGTCACCAACAGAGGTATCAGGATGTAGAGGAACCATCCGAACTTCTGAGTCAGAGGCACGATCATCATCAGGACTCCGTGTAGCAGCAACAGGACGATGTAGATCGATCCCCACAGAGGCTTAGATGTTGCCAGCGCTGAGATGACCGCTGAGAAGTTCTGCCAGAGAAGGTGCAGATCGTCTGCTACTTGTTTCCAAATGATGACCGCATGAGGATCAATAGCAGCAACAACAGAAGTAATGGATGTTGCATTCGTCACCCTTGCGTTGAAGGAATCGAACCATGCATTCATCCGGGCGAACGCTCCCCCTGACTTCAGGAACAGACTGTTCTCCAGGTGACCGGCCAGCTGAGAGATGTTGTCCTTCAGGGTGGTGAACAGACCATGCACCGTGAGCGACTGCCGGTAGGCGGCATTCATGAACCCTGGTGTGTTCTCGATGTAGTCGTTCAGAGCCTTGAGTGCTGTCTGCACGGGAATGCCGAGATTGCCCACATGGTGCATCTGGTCTGCTGTGAGACCGAGCTCCTGTGTGAGCGCTGCGAAGATTGGGAGTCCGTCACGGGCCAGCTGGTTCACTGTCTGCCCCGTCAGATGACCCTGGTAGGCCATGTGCTGGAGAGCGACAGCTACGCGGTTGAGTGCTCCTGGCGATGTACGACCTGTAGCAGATAGAGCATCAACGATAGAGTGCAACGTCGTGTTGACTGTCTCCGCGCTGATGCCGGCTGTGCGCATCCCCAGGTACATCTGCCGGAATGCGATGGTGACGTCCTTGAACTGGAACGGTGTGTGCTTGGTGAAGTTGAACAGGTAGTCAAGCTCATCCTGTACGTTGCCGATGTCACCGGCCACCGGCTGTAGAGCGACCCTTGCGCTCTGCATCGCACTGTTGAAGTCATAGCCCCATTTGACTGCGGCGATGCCTGAGGCTACGATCGCAAGCGTAGCACCGTACATCAAGCGTCTCATCGTGAAGAGAGCCTGGTTCATGATGTAGCCGCGACGGGCTGTGCCCGCCATGGCTAGCCCTGCCTCTTCTGATGCAACACCAAGCTGCCGGACGGAGGCGGCGGATTCCTCCGTCCCTGCAATGAAGGCAGCCTGGCCTTGCAGCCTGAGGAATACGAGGATCTCTTCTTCGGTCATCCGCCGAAGACCCTCCCCACAGCGTTGGCGATCATCGTAGCACGATCGAGATCCCTCTGACGTTGAAGCTCCGTAGCAGCCCTACTGATCAATGCGATCCTATCACGCTCTTCAGCGTTCTTGGTCATAAGGAATCTTCTGGCTGCATCGTACCCCAACATGAGAGCTATTTCCGCTGCTACTCCAATCTCGTCGTGCTCTAGAAGTTTCCCCCGTACATCTCCTCAGAGATGTTCGTGGTTGTGTCGGTCATCCACCTGTTCAAGAACATGTTGTGCTGGCTGATCGCTACGTCGTTGTTCGCGAACAGACCGAACACCACGTCTCGTGCGCGATCAGGGTTGTCGATGCGATCGGCGAAGCCAAGAGCTTCAGCAAGATCGCTACTGAAGCCGAGGACCGCGTTGCCGTTGATCGTCAGAGGGGCAGGTGCGGATCCGTCGCCCTTGTCGATGAACAGGCCGGTACAGGCAGCGATGATGGTATCCACTGCCGCATTGATGGCACGGTCCCACCGCTGCTTGAACTCACGGCGAACCTTGTTGCCCAGACGTTCGATCTCCTGACCGTCGAGCAGCCGGTACTGAATGAGCAGGATCGGCGGAGACTTGTCATACCCGGGAACCGGGATGAAGGTGGTCTTGGTGTCAGCAAGATCCCTTCTCTTCGCCGCCAGTTGCTCAAGCAGATTCTCCGGCTGCTCGTCGGTCTGGACGATGGGCTGTACTGCGTCTTCGTCAAGCATGTGCGCTCCCTCCTCACCAACCCCTTACGAGGTTGGGTAACCTTCTACGACCATCTCGAGTTCGATGAGCCCGGCCGCGTTGCCTTCGGAGTCGACCTCCGGGGCGGTGACGCGATCGAGGACACCCTTGTACACGATGGGGCGTCCGTAGACGTTCCCATCAATGTCGAGCGGCTGCTTGGAGATGACCATGTCGGACTTGCCGACAGAGTCAAGCAGCTGGCCGACGACATCGTGGTCACGCCCGAGACGGTACAGCCGTGAGACCACGACGTTCGCAGTCACCCGCTGCCCTCCGAGCGAAACCGGCGGTGCCATGCCGCCTGGCCGGTACGACGTGGCCGACGAAGAGAGACCGCCACCGGTCAACTTGTCGAACACGCCGTAGTTGAGCATGTTGCCGTTCGTCGGATGTGCGATCTGCACACTGACGGAGTACGTGTCTTGACGTGTAGGTCCACCAGACATTACGACACATCCGATGTGATCGGAACATTCACGATCTGGATCGTGACGAGCTCCGCATCTGGTGATGGGCGAACGGTCACATTCGCGCGGAGCTCGTTACCCGCGAGGACCGTTGGAGTGTTGACCGAAGCGCCAACGTCGACGGCGAAGGCATCGGAGGCGACGAGACCATAGATCTGCCCCGACTCCCAGTCAGCCTGGCACAGAGCCGTCAGAGCACCGCCATAGGCGGAGATGAGATGGCCCTGCCCATCGATGGGCTTGAACACGAACTGCTCGCCCACGTTGAAGCAACGAGCTACCAGGCCCATCAGGTAGCGCGAGATGCTGAGGTCGAGCAGGTTGGGCTGGCTGATCGGATCGGCCAGCGACCTCCATCCGTAGATACGGATGCCGATGTTCATGTTGCGGATGACGTTGACGCCAGCCGTGTTCAGCTGGTCCCTCGTCGTGGCGTCGATGCCAGCCTGGGACAGAGCGACTGCGAATCCCGACTGTCCAAGCTCACCCGCTGCGGGAGTGTCCGGCCCGTAGAGAGCGTCGACGATTGCCGTGCGACCAGCCACAAGTGCGCTGGGAGGAACGGTGCGGAACGTACCCGCGATGACGCCAGGCACGATGACCCATGGCCAGAAGCCTCCGCCATACGCACCGTTCCCGGTGGTCTTGGCATTGGTGGCCGATGTGATCAGCGTTGCCGCCGTCGGCGTGTCGGGGTAGTCCAGAATGCCGATGCGGTTCATGTTGCGAGCATGATCGAGCAGCTGCGTATGCCCCACATCCGTCGTGCGACCCGGAGCCGAGACATTGCCCGGTCCCAAATCCTTGCCCATCAGGTTCAGCGACGCGAGCCACTGAGTGTCCGTGATGTTGTTGCGGTCGTCAGCACCGCCCGTGAGGGCAGCCGCCGCCACCACGACAGGAACCAGAGCAGTGGCGCCAAGAGTGATGGCGACATAGCTACTTCCTGCCGACCACGTAATGGCATCCTGCTGCGTCACGCAGTTCGGTGACGCTTCGAGAAGGACATTGTTGGAGTCGAAGACCTGAATGACGAACGTGCCGCCAACAGATCCTGCTGCAACACCGACCTTCAGGCTGTTTCCGGCGTTGGGAGCGGAACCTGCACCCGGTCCCAGAGCCTTGACAACCAGCGAGATGCCTGCACCCGAGTCCAGAAGGTTCTTGGATGCTGTGACGGCCGCAGGTCCCACAACCCTGGTCACCCACGCCGACGATCCGCCCTCCCGGAAGAAGACCTCCATCGCGTCGTAGAGAACAGAGAATGCGACACGAGTACCGAACAGGCGGATGAAGTCATCCATCGACCTGATCAGCGTCGGGGTCAGAGGTCCGGCATCGGTCTGCCCAACCACGAACCACGCACCCGTATCCGTCGGGGACGAGCGGGGTGGCGGAGACGTCTTGACGAGGACCTGTGTTCCAGGCCTGAGTGCCATTTACGCCTCCTCTCCTTGCGCTTGCGTCTTCGCCTCTTGGCGCTTGACGCGGTTGCTTGCGAGCTTCGCTTCGTGCTCGCCTTTCTCATCGATCCCGATGAGGGCACCACGTGCGAGAAGATCCTCGTTGTGATCTTCCCGTACCTGATCCTCGTCGAGCTCGACAGTCTCGCCGGGAGCAATCATCCGCCCGTCGGCGAGGTCCTCCGCGTGGTTGCCCACGTTCTTGTATTCCATCCGTCTACTCCTCTACTTGGACGGTGGCGGTGACGACATCAGCCGTCGGCCAATCGCTTCCCGGCTGTTCAACCGGGTCTGGATCAGGCGGTGGTCCGCCGAACACAGCAGGACCGCCGTACCTGTTCACTACTCCGTCAACTTCAACTTCAAAGACAACCTGGCCCGCACCGATGGTCTGGTCATCCGTGAAGTTGAAGTCATCGTCGTAGCTTTCATCAAGCCAGGTTGAACCGTCAGCGAACCCTCCCAGACTCTGCTTCTGAAGCATGATCGTGCGACAGATCGCTGTGTACGTCCTGACAAGACGCTTGGTAGATGGCCGATCACTTCCGACCACAAAGACTCCTACGCCCAGGTGGAAGAATGCACGGAAGGAGCCGTCACCTTCCTGCGCAGGCTTCTTGCCCGATAGACCTGGGCTGATGGCGACGATAGCAGGAAGGAGATCAGCATTGCTGCGATCGATCCTGTCTGCCGTGAGGAATGACTTTGGTGCAGGAAGAGATCCCACTGGGAAGAGATCAGGGTGCTGAATCTCGAGCTCCTTGACGTACACAGGGAACCATGCCTCGATCGTATCAAGACATGCCTTCTCGAGATCGTCAGCGATCTTGATTGCTGAGAAGATGTCCGTCATCCTGCCCTCCAGGCAGCCATCAGATACTCACGGATGACTCCGCGCATCGCGGTGCGGTCTGCAACGGTGAACTTGATGAAGGGGCGGTTGCGTTGCGACGGGGCAGCCTGGGGCAAGCTGGAGCCCACGACGAGGCTCGCAGGACTTACCTCCAGGACCTGCCCCGGTGCGCCAGGCTCGGTCACGGAGCGGCGCAAAGCAAGAGTCATGTGGTTGATGCGAGGATCCTGTCCGTTCCGGATCTTGCGAGCCAGCCAGTCAGGAGAGTCCTGTTTCCAGGAGCCACCGCCACGACGACCCTGAGAGTTGAAGACAGTCTTCTCGATGCTGAAGATCAACTGTGCGACAGACTCCATCGCAGGAGCAGCGTCGGCAGCAGCCTGCCCCAAGCGTGTGAACTTGGTGGAGACCTGCTTGACGCCCATCGCCTTGATGAAGAATTCCACCTTACCAGCGCCCCAGATACCAGTTGTTGGGCTGAGGGAAGGCATAGCTGGCGCGCGTGGCTGGGTTGGTATCTACCACACTGGTATCCCCCGCCTCTGCTGAGGACACGGCGCTCTGAAGAGCGGCCAACGCTGACTCGTACTCAGCTTTGAGCTGGTCATAGATACTGCGGGATGTGTTGACCTGATCAGGGAAGAAGTCAAGCTCGATCTGCATCGCTGCCCGGATGGCCACCACGTTGGAGGCATCGTTGATCAGGAAGTCAGGAACGACATCACCGACTACATCAGCAACTTCCGTGATGACGTCTGATGTGATCGCCTGAGCCTGCGAGTCAGTAGGCAGTGTGTCGGGTGTGAAGCTACCGATCACATTGCCGTACTTGTCCCTCGTGCGCGACAGGATCTTCCGGGCGACCTGATCAACAGTTGGCTCATACGCCAGCATCGTTCCGTTGTACTGCGGCACAGTGGGCTGCCCTGTGGCGCCCAGAGAGTCTGTGAAGGTGATTCTGTACCAACCATAGGCAAGCGTCGCATTGTCCGTAGTGAAGTTGCGCGCCTGCGGATCAGTAGCGTCTGTGTCAAGCGGTGAGAGGGGCTGCGTGTCGATCAGCGTCCAAGGACCAGCGCTGGCCGGTGCCTCCTCGATCATGGCATTGGTCCACTTGACTCCGTCGAAGCGAGCAGACGGCCTGTAGTTCTCAAACGTAACAACCGTCACAGTACCCTCCCCGTGTTCTGTCGCTTGACGAAACCAGAGCCCATCTTGTCAACTTGTCCTGTCCTGATCACCGGCAGTAATGTTAGCGTATCGAGAGTTCTCGCAGCGACGTCCAGTCCCGTAGCGGCTTCCTGGTCCGATAGCACAGCAGCCAGGATGCGCTGATCAGCTGTGAGGCCGAGATCAGCCACCGAGAGGATCAGACGGCCAAGGGCATCTGTACCCTGCCCTGAGTCAGCAAGGACATACACAACCTTGGGGTCTGCGAACTCTGAATCAGAGCCGTTCTCGGTCACAGTTGCTCTGGCGATGACCAGTCCTACTTCGGTGATTGTTCCGAGATCAGCAGAGCTGACAGAAGCCTTGACTGTCGGTGTCTCTGTGGTCGTGCCGTTCGCATCAGAGGAGGAGAACACAGCATGAACCGTTGCTGTCTCAACATCTGACTCAGAGTCTGAAGCAGGAATGAGTGCCGTCTCAGTTGCCGACTCTGTGTCTGTTCCTGAGTCAGAACCAGCAGGGCTACCCGGAGCAGAGGCATTGCCCGAGTCTGCACCCGCACCGACGTCGGCGTCTCCGATCTTAGCGACCAAAGAGATCGACTCAACATCTGACCCAGCATCAGTGACAAGCTGACCAATGGCTGCAATCTCAGTGGTTGTTCCGTTGATGTCAGTGCCGCTCAGTGCTGCATGCAGAGATGGGGTTTCACTGTCACTGCCTGCTTCGGTGACGATCTGTGAGATCGCACCAACTTCTGAATCAGAACCGGCATCGGTGACTGTTGTCTTGTTGACCAGAGACGGAGTATCAACGCCGGATCCTAGATCAGAGCCAGGGATCGTGACGACGGGATTCGGAGTCTCAGCCACAGTGCCGGCATCCGTGATGCTCTCAACAGCAACAAGACTCTGCGCTTCAGAATCAGATCCTGAGTCAGACCCGGAGATAGGAACGGTGACAGCAGGTGTTTCCGTCGTTGTCCCATTGGCGTCTGTGGCTGTGTAGACAGCTTTCTCTACAGGGGTCTCAGCTGATGTACCAGCCTCGGCGATACTTTCTGCCGCGACTAGGGATGTTGTCTCAGAATCTGTCCCTGAATCAGTAGAGGGGATCGCGAAGGTGACAGCCACAGATTCAGTTGTTGTGCTGTTCGCATCCGTATCCGTGTATGCAGCATGCTCGGACGGTGTTTCAGTTGTTGCCCCGTTGGCGTCTGTTCCGGCAGCCTGATAGACGAGAGCAGGCGTTTCCGTCGTTGTGCTGTTCGCATCCGTAACAGGCAGCGCTGCGACGAGGCTGGGAGCTTCTGTCGTCGTGCTGTTTGCATCTGTATCAGAGACAGGCGTACCACTAGGGGCGGCACTGGAGATACTGAACCAGGCAACCTCCTGGATGTCACGACGACGGATGAACCGACGGCGAACCTGCTCCTGAGAGAGCCCACGACCAACTGCAATGTCGCGGACCTGCTCTCCTGATAGACCGCGAGGCATTAGTTCAGAGCTTCAACCAGGAAGATGTGGCCCTGGATCGAGTAGGCAGTCGCCAGCGACCACTTACCCGTGAGAGACCAGAACTGATCTACCGTCATGTCGACCGTGACTGCTGCTGGAGTGGCAGAGCCAGCAGAGCCCAAGTAGCCAGCGGTCTGGTTGGCAATGGTCAACGCCTGCGCCGCAGAGGTAGCGTCGCCTTGAGCGAACACAGTTCCTGTTGAGCTGACTGAACGTACTACAGCCGAGCCCTCACAGAACCACTGCGTCGCGGTCTGGATCGTTGTGTCCATCGTGATCGCACCCGATACGCACCACGTCGTTGTCGGGATCACATTCGTGAGCGCCGAGCCGACCTTGAACGTCAGCGTAGCTGCTGTGGTCAACGTCGTCTGACGACCGCGTGCCTTCCAGTGAAGTGTGCGACCAGGAAGACCACCAGGCATGAGATAGTTCGCAGGGATCTTCAGCGCTGGGAACAGGAACGCCTCCGTCGAGCTCGACGCGATCGCTGTGCCGTCAACAATCACTGACGACAAGAGCTCCTCGTAGCCCAGTCCTGCCTTCAGCATGGCGATCCTGCCGTCTGCAGCGAGACGTGACTTCTCGAGATTCTCTACGATCTTGTCCGGCAGAAGAGACAACAAAGTTCCGTATCTCTCCATCTCGATCACCGGGCCGGGTAGATCCTCTTCCATGACCCAATTGCAGAGGACATGACGCTCTCCGCGATCAGGGATGCGAGAGACCAGTGCATCCCAGTGCTTGCGTAGTGGATCGATTCTCATCTGCCCTCCTAGAAAGGTCCGAAGTGACGTGCAGGAATTTCATTGCGTGGCGTAAGAAGTGGTGCTGCTGCTCCGACCCTCGTCGGGACTTTGAATGTTGCGATCATCGAGGTCCAGTTGAGCGGAGAGATCGTGTCAGCGAGGTCAAGCGCGGTCGTCGCGTCCGTCTCCTGGTAAAACAGCGCCGAGCGACCTGTCGTGTTCGCTTCCTCCAGTTTCTCCCACGGCGACGCTGCTCCCCATGTGTAGCCTGAGTCACCTGTGGTGAAGCCAACAGCAACCTCGTCTACCTGGCCTAGAGAGCCTGTCGCGCCGGAGTCGGCAACTGTCGGGTTGTTACCCTGCACTCCGACGGTCTGATCAAGCGCAGCTGCAAACGCAGTACCGGCGGAGACATCAAGGAACACGCCACGGTTAGATCCGGCTCCGGCGTTCTGCACGCAAACGATAGACAATGTGGCTGTCGTCGCGGCGAAGCAGTACCAGAGGATTCCGCAATGACCATCCGTCGTCTGGTTGACGCCGATCGCCTTGGACCAGGTGTTGATGCCATCACTCGGTGGTGTGGCTCCGGCGTGCGTACCCGCAAGACGCTGCCCTATCACGAGCAGATCTCCGGCCGTCACCAACTTGGTGAGCGTCTGGGGGTTGTTGCCTGCGTCGTAGCCATCGTGTGCAACCGCGAGACCATAGTTGACAAGCCAGGAGTAGCCCTGGGTGCCCCCGATATCCGACCAGGTCGGCGTCCCGGGATTCCCCGTCGACGCGTATGTGACGCCGGACGCGATCCAGCCATCGGCAGGATCAATCGAGAAGTCCCAGACAACTTGGAAACGGGCATCGCCGCCGGTCTGGGTGCCCCACCACAGGCCAACCCAGTACTTCGTGTTCGGAGCTAGCGTCGGCGGGACAGACCAGGGGAACAGGATCCACTGCGCTGCTGCTGTGGTGTTGTCTACTACGACCTGATCGGAGGTTCCGACAACCGTCGTCGCTGGTGTCGTCCCGGCTCCTCCGTCGGCGAAGATGACCATGCGGACAGCATTGCTTCTTGCGCCCGTGCTAGACAAGGAGTCGAACCAGGCACGGCTGTTGCGGACGATCCCTCCGGCTGCGTCCGTCTGGAACCAGCCAGTGACGAGGATCCTGTCGGGCAGATTGTTGTCGACATGGGAAGCGACGGATGGGTAGCCAAGAGCAGGCATCAGCGAATCTCCGAACCTATCAAGCCACGAGACAGTCCGATGTAGACAGCATGAGCACGGTTGCGTGCACCGAGGATAGCCAAAATGTGTTTGACGTGCGACTTCACGGTTTCTTCGGTGATGAACAACTCTCTACCGATCTCATCGTTCTGCTTGCCCTCGCCTACTGCAAGAAGGACCTGTGCTTCCCTGTCCGTCAGATCATGCCTAGTTGCGCGCTTCCGGAGCATCGGGTGAAAGTCTGCATCCATCTCATCTCTGTAGCTGAACCCGACCCTCTTCATGCCGCTGCCTTATCTGCCTCAAAGAGAGCTTTGACGCGTAGATAGTTAACACGGCTGGGAGACACACCGAGAACTACCTCGGCATCTTCCCGATCAAGGACCAGAGCCATCATCCACCGCTGTGGCATCTTGGTCAGTGTTTCCAACTTCTCCTTGAACAGCAGCCTGGTAACTGGATCGATTTGTCTCGTGCCTGTCGCCGGTATCTCATCAGCCAGCGTGTCTGAGTCAGGGCTATCGCTGATCAGTTCATCCAGCGAGAAGACGTTGGTGATCCAGCCCATTGGCTTGTAATTAGGATAGAGCCTAGGACTCTTGAGCTCGTCCTGTCTCTTCAGATTGCGACCCTCATCACGGGCAGCGTACACTGCCTTGTCTAACAGCAGTTGCTTGCACATGTGCCTCGGAAGCGACAGATCAACCTTCTGTGCTGCGATCCAGGCGGCCAGAATTGCTTCTGCCACAACATCTTCACGATGCCTCTCTGGATATGCGTATGCAGCTCTTTTAACGACAGAGCGAATCTTCGGCAAGAGCTCTTCGAAGAACGCTGTCTGCTCGTCTGTGATCATGAGGCAAGAAAGGGACGGCCCATAGACTGCGGACCGTCCCCATTCTGCTCTCTTACGAGAAGGTGACCTGAGCCGTGAGGGTCCATGTTCCCGTTGCCTTGGTGCCCAGGGCAGAGACCTTGCGGTTCAAGTTCTTGGTGCCGAGCAGGAAGCCCGAGCCTGATGCCGAGGTAGCACCGGCAGCGATGCTCCATTCCGCCCAGACGTAGTTCGCCTCTGCTGAGGTGAAGTCCGACTGGAAGGAAACCGTCTGCGAAGAGCGAGACGGGAAGGTGGCGTTCATCACCTTGTAGAAGTGGTTGGTCGCAGCCTGAAGATCCGTCTGCGTCGCCGCTTCTGCTGTGGAGGAGTCACCGACCCCGATGAAGGCGTTGGTGTTGCCCCATGCGTTCGCTGCCGTCTGATTCGTCAGAACGGTGGCGATCATGGTGAGGTCCTCCAGCTGAGCAATGCCCTCGTTGAGGAGCAGGTTGCCCTGTACCTCAGCGCACTCCTCAGGCTCTCCTACCAGCGCGCGTAGCGCGGCGGAGGAGAGGCCATGCTTGATCGGGATCAGCTGTGGGCGGACGAAGCTACCCACCGCCCCAAGCATGTGCGTGATGCCGAGACGATCGAGCTTCCGTCTTCCGAAGTCGACAGCCTCTTCGCTCCACTTCTCACAGACCCAGAGCGTTGTGCCCCTCGGTCCGACTTCGATCGCTTGAGCGTTCACTGTGCGACCTCCGATGCGATCACGCCATCAGCGTCGGCAATCTGACGATCTGAGATCTCGGCCAGAGCACGAAGCTTGGCGGGAACATCTGCCCCATCAGCCTCGAGCTCTTCGATGAGAGCTCTTGCCTCGGCTACGATCGTTGAGAGCGTGGGCTTGGCGATGTCCACAGGACGATGAGCGTGGTGCAGCGGAGCATCAGCATCTTCGCTGATTGAGCCCCACTTGATCATCTCGGCGATCTGCTCATCAGCCGAAATGGCCTGATCGCCTAGAAACTTTCTTGCGAGCTCTTCACTCTCTACGAACTTGCCGTAAGGGATCATCTGACCGGGCTCGAAACGCCCATCTTCGATGAACGGCAAGTTGATGTAGGTGAGAGCCTTGAGATCTTTCTCAGACACTCCACATCTCCTTTTGAAGGAGGAGGGGCCAGCCGCTTGCATACACGACTGGCCCCTCCACGCTTACCGTTCCCCTACTTGCCCTTGAGGTCTTCGATGCGCTTGTCGATCGCATCGGCGACACCCTTGCGGGGCTGGTTGTCGGAGGCGATGGCCTCTGCGTCGTAGAACTTCTCCAGCGTCTCGAGGTCCGCATCCTCCGGGATCAGAGACAGCGTCTTGTCGATGCTGAGTCTGTTCTCGACGATGTAGTCCGCGATCTCCTGGTCAGACGCAGAGGAGACGTCGAGGCTGCCTTCGCCCGCGACGGTCTCTTCGCCCAACTGAGCAGGACGCTCGCCAGCCATGACGCGATAGATGGTATCCGCTTCCGGACCGGCATACGTGCCTGCGTCGATCTGCTTGCGCTCGGCGTCCGTGTAGAACGCATCGAGCTCTTCACCCCGCTTGACGTACGCGGGGTTGGTGATGTCGACAACCTGCCCCTGGTGAGCGATGCGCTCCGTCAGGACAGCCTGTCCGTGCACCGGAGAGTCGACCTCTTCGAACCACGTGAAGAGGCGGACCTTGATGAGCTTCTCAGCCAAGTGACTCGCCTCCTTCCTAGGTCAGACCGGTGAACTTGAGGACCGCGAACGAGTTGTTCGCGTACATCAGCGGCCGAACAGACGACTGAACCCACGTCTGCTGCTTGCCGCTTGGGTCACGCCAGGTCTCGGTGCTGAGCGGCTGCTCGACACGCATCTCCCCGACCTGACCCTCTGCCAGCGCGTATGCCGTGCCGGCAGTGATGCGGTTGGTGACGAAGATGTCGATGTCGTAGCTGTCCAGCAGAGCACCGAGCTTGTCGCCGTAGATGCCCTCGAGGTTGAACATTTCCGCCGGGTTGAGCACCCAGAGGTTGTAGTCCATGTTCATCTCTTCCTGCTCGGCGACGAGATCCGCTTTCGCGAAGTCACGTGCCGGGAAGAGAGGCCAGTTGGACCCTGCTGCGTACGTGGTGTTCACGGAGCCCCACGAGACGCCGACCACGGACCGAGAGTTCGCCGTGATGAATGCCTCGAGGGTTTGAACGCCACGCTGGTTGATCTTGCGAACGATCGTGTTCGCCATCTGCCGCATCGCACGGACGAACTCGGAGACGTTGTTCCTGTCCCTCGCCTCGTCGGTGAAGCGGAACTTCGCGCCCCACTTCTCGACGGTTGCCGCGAACGGTGCCCTGCGGCTGAAGGAGACTTCCGGGAACTCTGAACCCGGCTCGACACGCTGTACATCGCGATCAGCGTACAGATCGGGATACACGACGACGTCGTAGATCACTGCACCGCCCGTCACACCACCTGCTGATGTGAACGCGCGGTCGACGAAGAACCGCTGCCTCGTCAGGTCGAGAACCATCGGCGTGATCACACGCGTCGGATTCTGAAGTGCGAGGTCCAGCGTGAGCTGCGTCGTGCTGATCGTCGGCGGACCCAACGGGTTCGTGACGGCAGCAGGATACGGAGCAGCCTGAACCGGAGGAGCCGTCACAGGCTCGAAACGAGCCGCAACGAATCCCCGAGCGGAGCGGAGACCCATGCGCCTGAGCTCCGGGTCCATGCGACCCGCAGCCACAAGTGCATCCATGACCCCAGGCTCGTAGATCACCTTGGAGCCGTGGTCGTGCTGAAGAACTGATTCCATGTTTCCTCCTCTCCGCTACTAGACGCCAGGACCCTGGAGCGGGTAGAGCTCGACGACGACGTCGAGTGCTGCCCCTGCCACGGTGCTGTGGGCTTTCCCGACGCGGCGGTTGCCGGCGGCTGACACGTACGGAATGACACGACCTGAGCCGTCCACCATGAGCTCCTGACCGGCGTTGACGGCAGCGCCTGACGTCACGGGCAGCATGGTGCCGCCGCCGCGAATCAGAACTGCCTTACCGGCAGAGGGGACGTCCCAGTTGATGACGCCACTCGTCTCACCGTTGGCCGTCGGAGCAGCCGGGCAGAGGAGGTTGCCGCCATCGCCAGCCGCCAGCGGGTCAGTTGCGAGCAACGGACCCTGCGACTGGTATGCAGTGAGCGGACCAGCGAACGTCTTGCCGGTCATGGCGTACCCCGCATGGACCGTGATGGTCTGCGTGTACGGACCTTCGTAGAACGGAATGCACTCGTTCGTCATCTCGCCCTACCTCCGATAGTTCGCATCGGTGGAGATGCGAGATCGAGGGGCGACACCGCCGGAAGCAGCGACCTGAGCCTCTTCGGCACGGTGGCGTGCAACCTCCGGGAACCACGAGGCCGAAGTGGCAGCGACGATCTCTGCCTCGACCTGCTGGGTGCCGAGCTCGTCAGGCGCATGACCGTGGCCACGCTCCGTGACGGGCACAATTCCCTTGGCGAGCGACGCGAGCGTCTTCTCCCCGTTGGGATCGGACTCGAGCAGCTGAAGCCACCCGTCCTTGCTGGCAGGCGGGATGCGTCCATCAGTGATGGCCGCCGCCACGAGACCTTCGCGGTCCCGCTTGAGCTGCGCATCCATGAAGGAGTTGACGCTGCCGAGACTGGCCAGCGTTGCGTCCCACGTGTTCTTGTCGACCTGAACCACTTGGGCTCCGGCCGTTGCCGCCACCGGCATCGCCTCCGGCGCAGGCTGTGCTGCGACGGGTGCGACAGGCGCGGCTGGCTCAGCTGCCGTAGGCGGCACGAGCACAAGCGTCGGGGCTACCGGCGTTGTGGGTGTCGGCTCGGCGGCGGGTGTTGCAGGCTCGGCGGCAGTGATGCCCGCCCTCTGCAACAGAGCCGTCTGGACCTGCTCGTCGGACGCGTCCTCGGGCAGGTTCAGGTGCTTCCGGATCTCTTTGGGATCCATTGCGCCTCCTGTTGTTTCCGGGCTGCTTTCTGCCCGAGATGGCCAACTGGCTAGGACCTCACGGCCGATCGCCAGGGTTGCCGCAACATGACTCGCTGCGGTCAGCTGCGATTCCCGATCAGCGGGAACGTAGTCGAGCACGACAGGGTCTGCGTCTCCGAACGCAACCTCTCCCTTGTCGTCACTGCTGAAGGGAAGCTTGTGCAGCATCCCCGTCTCGTCGTCGAGGACGACAAGTTCGTTTGGGTCCGAGAGGACCGCCTGGATCCACCACTTCTGAGCCGCAGAGTTCGCAAGCACATACTTCTTGTAGAACGTGTTGCGAACTTTGTCGACGCTCGCGGAAGCGGCGGCCCGTTTGAACAACTTCATCGGATCACCCCCAGGTTGATTGCTGGCCGCGACTGCCAGAGCGAGCTCTGGGGCAATGACGACGTCTGCGGGTACTTCCTCCCCGTAGTACTGAGGGAGGTCTTCGAGCACCGTGATACCGGGCCAGTTCACACCCAGCAGCTTGCAAGCTGTGAGCACGAATGGCCAAGTCTTACCGTGCGCGCTTTCAACGTCCCAGTAGCCCTCAATGCTGCGGCTAGGGAACGCGAAGGGAAGGATCGGAGCGAGCCACTTCGGCACACCGACATAGTCAGCGTAGATCGTCATGCCGTTCTCCGATAGGCGAAGATTGGTTGCCTTGCCGAAGGCAGGTCCTCCGTCGTACACCTTCTCGTCGTTGTAACGAGGATCGATATGACCAAGCCCAAGACGAGGCTGCGGAATGCTCTCGTCTTCGTTGGCGGCCATGACGGCAGACCGGAGATGCTCCGGCGTGAACGTAGTCGGCCCAGTGCTGAGCATGTACTCGATCCCGCACTGCATGACGGGCACATTCGGCACTGTGACTACGACTGGCTGTTTCATGTGCGCCTCCAGAGTCTACGCCACAAGGAGTCTGCGGAACCCGACAACGGAGGGAGCGCCGGTTCGCCGGGTCCCGCAGCTTTTGTCGGAGTGCCAGTCGGCGCAGGCTGAACTTGCTGCCCTGGCTGTGTACCGCTTGTTGCTGGGTTGGCCTGGCCCTTCTGTTCGAAGGGCTGACGCGGACCACCCAGTGTGACCTCGGGGCGCGGCTCCGTCTTCTTCGGCATGACATTCCGGTAGCGGACCCAGTTCTCTGTCTCCTGGTCCATGGTGATGACCCCGCGATCAACGAGCATAGCCAGCTGGTCCATTCCCAGACTGTCCTCGCTGCTGCGCTCCCATGTGAGACGTGGAGTGAGCTTCTCGTCCTCTCCGTAGTTCCAGTCAACGATATCCTCGATGAGATGTTCTGTCGTCGTCTCGCAGTACCAATCTGCGATGTGACGCTGCCCCACGAGGAAGAAGTCCTCGAAGGTCTCGCTGAGAGCAAACGAACCAACGTGCTGCCCGTTCTGGGCAAGGTTCGCAAGCTGCAACAGGAAGCGTCGCGCCATGCTCTCGTCGTAACGCTTGATTGTGCCGTCGATATCTGACCCTGTCCCTCTTGCGATGTTCAGCTCAGCGCCATGCGGCAGAGCGCCACCGGCTGTGTCGCCGATGCGGAATGCCCGCATCATCTGGTCAAGAGACTCGATCTCGTCAACCGTCGCGCCCATAGGCGCATTCGCGTACGGAACTCCTCCGGCGCGCTCGTGATTGATGATCTCGATGCGCATAGCGCGATCCTTCAGCAGCCAGTCCTTGTACACGTCGCGCAACATGCTGCGACCAGACCAGCTGAGACCTTCCTGACCAAAGACATAGCCGATCAGGTTGTCGACAGGAATCTCGGGACCCAGAAGGTCTGTGGGGTTGGTGAGGTTGCGACCAACAGGTTGCCACTGAATGATGGAAACCAGACCACCGTCGTCGGCAACATTGATCTGTCTGATGGTTTGGGGCATGCGGGGTGCAAGCTTCCTCAACCTCCATTTGCCGTCAACGATCTCTCCCACGATGTTGAAGTACATGTGACCATAGATCGCAGAGAGCATCGCCTGGACTACGTGCTTGTTGTGAGAGAATCTCCCCTTCATACGACCGCGAGGCTGATCGTCCTTGCCCAAGATGGGTACATTGAGGTCCTCACTGATCTCCTGCACCATCTTGTCGTCGCAGCCGTTCGGATCAAGTACGAACCTCAGCTGGCAGATCCCCCACATGACGGCTGTGACGAGACCTGCCAGCTGCGAGTCAGTGCGCATCTGGTTGTACAACGGTACGTTGTATGGCCAGCGCAACTCCGGAACGTACTCCCACTCGTCGATGTACATCCGCCATGGGCCGTTGGCGGCCAACAGCGACTGATTTGCACCCCCGAGGACACCTAGTCCTCCAAGGCCCATATCAGGAACACCGAGCTCCTTCGTAGGAGCACGAGTGCCAATGCCTGTCGTCGAGCGTGGGCGGCCAACAGAGGGCATTAGCCCATGATCACCGTGAAGTCGCCCTGTTCGCTGAGCAGCTGGAACCACGTGCGGACCGTGAAGAAGAAGTGACCCGCCTTGCCCCAGGTCTTGCTCCAGCTGTTGACTGCCTCGAGATGGTCATCGAGATACGACTTGCCTGATGTGACGTGGTAGCCGATGATCTCGAACTCATGGCCGCCACGAACTTGGCCAGAGATCTTCACCAGCCCATTCGCATCAGGAGTGTCGAACCCCTCGTACCAGTTGACTCCTGTTGCTCCGCTGCGACTCTGGAGAGACGTCAGAGCAGAAGTGCCGGTGAAGGCATGCTGGTACTTCTTGCAGTAGCCAGCCTTGATCGCTGCCTTCGCTGCCGCGAGCCCGGAAGAGCCGGTGTCGTCTGGCGGGTACTCACCAGGGAACCCATCCAGCACAGTTGCCTCGTGGTACAGGGCAACTGCGTCCGGCTCGTACAGAAGCTTCTTCCAATCGGTCAGATAGAGAGGCTCCGTGTTGACCAGACCTGCGAGAGCATTCCCTGTGCAGCTTCCGAGGTCGCCCTGGTCGAAGATCACTCCGTGCCGCTTGTGCACAACGGTGTTCCGCACAACGGCACCTTCCGGATCCGGAAGAGCAAATGCCCTTGAAGCTGGGTCATGCTCGACATGGCGTCCCAGCGGCTTTCCTGGGACGGGGATCTCGGGAATGAGAACTCTTGTGATGTCTGTCATCTCAGCGGGTGATCCTAGCTGATCTCAGCTGGCCTGGCTACTACGGGGTGTTTCTGACCTGGTACACCAGGCCGGTTGCAGTGACAGCTGCCACGAATGCGACCAGGTATTCCGCCTGCGTGATGTGGTTGTCGGCGAGAGCGGTGACGAGCGACGCGATGCCTGCTGATAGGAATGCGACAGCAGCTTTCGCAATCGGCGCTACTGATGGAATGTTCTCGACAGCCGCGACAATGCCGCCCGAACCGAGCACGGTGCCGGCGATGAGCAGCCAGTCCGTTGCATGAAGAGAGCCGATGTCCATGTTGTTGCCGGTGCCGAGCGCAACCGTGAGAGCGCCTGCCGCCGACACGAGTGTGGCGATGAACGCCTTGAGATACTTCACTATGCCTCCTTGATTCCTTGGGTCGTGGCAGGGTTGCCACTGTCCCTGTTCTTGAGGAATGTCTCGAACCTGGCCCACCATGTCGCTGAGATCTTCTTGGGCACAGCTGGCCGGACATTCGCGTTTTCCTTGCCGTAGTGCTTCCAGGGTCCTTCGCCGAGCTTCCACGCAACCCAGCTGAACCAGCCGGTCATCGCTCTGAGCTTCTCGACAGGCGTCATGGGTGTATCCGGAGCCGGGAGGCGCAGGAATTGCTTGATACGGCGATCCCAAGAAGCCCGGTACTTGTTCGGGGCACCCTGATGGCCGAATGACCACAGCCACGGATCGCCGGCACCCAACTCGATCACCATCGCGGCGTGCTCATCACCATTGATACCGAAGGTCATGATGTCGCCGATCTTCAGGTCTGCCGCAGAGGACAGATGCTCCAGATGGAAGCAGATCGTCTGACTGTTGCCGTATGGTGCGAAGCCGTTGCCCATCGGGTCAGGGCAGCCAGGGACCCACCAGGCATTGAACTGAACACCCTTTGAGCAGTCACCCTTCTTGCGACCGATGGAGAATGCTCTTGCTGCTGTGGGCATGTAGATCGGACGGATTGCCTCATATGTCCAGTCATGATGTTGAGACTCCTCCAGGAGACTCTTTTGCATGACGTCATGCAGACCTGTGCGGATATCGCTCATTGCTCCCTCCTACATGACTTTCTCGAGCAGGTCGCCGGAAAGAGTCTCCGGCCGAGGCTCGCCCTCGCGCAGAGGTACGACGCCGGCAGAGACAAGAGACATCACAGCGGCGTCAGCATGGTTCGGCGAAGGCATGCCGCGAGCAAGCATGTCTTCCTTCGTCTCCACATAGATGCGGCCTGCGGAGTCGGTGTTCCACTTGATGCTGCCTAGTTGGGCAGCAAGCGTGTCGTCCTTGGGGTCGAGATCGATGAGACCCTCTTCCATCTGTTCCTTGAAGGTCCACCAGGTCTCTGAACGACGGTTCTTAAACTTGGCAGGGTTTACTGCACGCGTGCTCCCCTGATAGCCCGCAACATTGAGCCTCTGCTCACGAAGCCTGTCATACACCCCCGCGCCGAGGCCGATGATGTCGATGTTGGCCGGTGGACGCTTGGCGCCATGCGAACGAAGGATCCTTGCGATCCTGCCCGCAGAGGACATGGTGTCTTCTTTGCTCCACTCTGCAACAAGACGGACAACCCCTCCTCTGTTATGGTACACGACGCTCTTGTCAACGCCGTATCTGGCGATGTCGCAGCCGTAGCGTCCGAGATCGAAGCCTGGTAGCTCCCTCTGGTGACAGTACTCGATCAGAGATGGCGAGATGAGATATTCATCCGAGACATCCGGGAACTCACCCTCCACCTTGCTTTGCCACCGTGGACTACCCTCTCCCCATTCCCGGCGCGCAGTCTCGATGTACTCAGATGATGTGAGCTGCTCGACGATGTCTTCGGGAATGTCCTCTTCTGCTACTGCCTTCAAGACATCCCACGCCGAGATCCTGATGACGTTCCAGCCAGACCCCGGCTTGCAGACTTTGGCAAATCTGCTGTTCGGGTCATCAGGGTTCCCGATGGCGAGGATGCGAGCATTCTTGTTCGTGACTAGCGCAAGTACGCTATCCCACAGCGCTTCCGGAATCCCGTTCGCCTCATCGAGGATCGCAAGGAGGTAGCGCGCATGAATGCCCTGGAAGGTGTTCTCGTCGTAGTCCTGAGGCTTGCGCCCCATTCCGATAATCTCCTCGGACGCATCCAGCCTCTTGGTGCCTTCTTCACCCATGAGCCAGAGACACTCTCGCGTGATGCGTCCGGGAAGCTTGCCCTGATAGTGACGACGGCGCAACTCGCGCCAGAGGATTGCCTCAACCTGCGGCCAAGATGGCGCAGTGGTGATCAGGAATGCTTCACCGAGAGGATGCGTCTGAGGATCAAGCCACCACGCACCCGCCACAGAGGCAGAGTAGGTCTTGCCCGGTCCGTGACAGGCCTTGACCGCTGTGAAGCGGTTGACCTTGATTGACTCGAGAATCTCGATCTGCTTCGACCAAAGATAGAGACGCATCTTGTCCTTGGCCCACGCATTTGGCTCCCACAGGTACGGAGTGGGCTCCGGGAACATATGCGCCAGAGCCTTCTCAATAGTGCCTGGTGGTAGCTTCTGCTCGACAGCAAGAACGTGCGGGGCACGGGAATGCCCTCCTTTCAAGTTCTTGGTCACGCAGCCTCGATCATCTTCGCCTCATCCACCCTGCCGCCGTCGAGAGCGATCAAGTGATTGCGCACGATGGTCGGTGCTTTCGCCCTGCCCTCAGCGTCAAGATGGGGCCAGAGATCTTCGAGGATGCGCTTGGTGTAGTTTGCGAGCATCTCGCCGTATGTCTCGGCCAGTTTGACCGCACGCTCAGCGATACCCAGGCTGATCGCCATCTGCGAGTACCGCGCAAGATCAGCCATGGCGTGCTGGCGCTCTCGTGCGTACAGATGGAACTGCTTGCCCACCATCGTGTCCTCAACCCAGTGGATCTCGTCGAGGTCGTGCATCCTGTCCGTCAGCCATTGAACTTCGCCGGCACGGATCTTGATGCACCAGATGATGGCGTCAAGAGGGTTGATCTCCATCGGCGTGCCCAGAAGCAGCCGGTACTCCTCTTTCGCAGCTGCCTTCACATGGCTGGGAACTGATCCGCCGTGGAACTTGCACTTGCCGATGCCGGGGTGGGGTGTGCCCCAACCGGCAGCCATGTTGCAATGACCGCCTGAGCGTTTCTTGACGCCGCAGACAGTCTTGGTCTTCTTGGGAGGCTTGTAGTTCTTGCGCGTTGCAGCAGGAGGCTTTGGTGCCTGTGCGCTAGCAGGACTCCCAGGTTTGATTCCTCCGGCCATCAGGCAGGCGCATGCGGTGGACGATGAACGACAGCCAAGGTCTCGTAACCGGGCTTCCGACGGATGTCGGTGCCTCTGAGCCAGTCACCATCTTTGGTGAACTGAACATTGCCTCTGGGAGTTGGACTCTGACCTGGTCCCAACGGAACATCCACCCAATCGACGGGTGAGGGGGCTAGGGAGTCCTGCTGCGGCTGACGAAGGTTCGTCACGTGCTGAAGCGTACCGGATGCGGCGCGAGTGAGCGCCTACGCTCGCGAGGGAGGCCAAAAGTGTGGCTTCCTCGCGCGCGCGAGCGCGCACGCGTGCGCGCGCATACGTGCGCGAGCGCGAGAGGATTGGCTAGTCGATGCCCAGCGTTTGGTAGTGCTTGAGGAAATAGGCGACATGCTGGAATGCGGATCTTTCGTGTTCACGACCCACAACCCAGCACTCCCATTCCTTCAACCGGGCATTTGTTGCGTATGACTTGGCCTGACTGGCAGTTTGAAGGATCATGCTAGGAACATGTACCTGGCGTTTGCGACCCCTCGCCTGGGCAATGTACTCATCAGCCCGACCCATCCGATATCCCTCAACGCCCCAAATCAGCGCGGTGCTGATCTTGGCGGAGTCACCGGAATAGGTGTTGCTGCCTGTGTAGACAAAATCTTCGCAGATGAACCACACGCGATCCTTGGGCAGCAACGCTGAGTTGACGCATGCTCGATAGAATGCTGCCCACAGCGTGGTGATTTCTCTGATCTGGCTGCGCTCGTCACCCTCTGTGGTTGCGCTGCCGGAGTCTAGGCGTGTTCGCAGTTGATCACCAACCTCGGGGAGAGTGGGGTTGAAGATCCCCCAGGCTAGACCAGTTGCGCCTCCTGGGTCGACCGCGAACACGCCTAGATTCATTACGCTGTCTCGTTCACGCGTGACGTGTTCGAGTCAAACGTCGACTCCTGGGCCGTATCGGCCAGGAATGCCGGACGCTGCGGATGCATCATGGGTCCACCCCGCAACGCCGTCAGGCCGATCGTTCTGCCTGTCTGGGCAGTCGGAGACGCATTGCGCCGTCCGCTCTGTCCCGTGAGTTTGAACATGTTCCTCCTCTCCTTCAGCTAGCTAGCCAGCCTGAATCCTAGCTCATGCGGCTCTCCCGCGAAGAGTAGGATCGCGTCAGGAGGCATCTGACGATCGTACACCATTGGGAACTCTTTCATCTCCTTCAAATCTGAGACCAGCATCCGCACCTCAAGTTTGGTACAGCGACCATGTACCATGAAGAAGGGCTGTGGTGTATTCGAGACTTGTGCAATGAACGTGTCCGTCAGAGAGTCCGTCTTGAACAGCGCCCTGCCCGTCCTGATGTCACGGACAATTCCGGAGGTCATCAGTTCGCACTCAAGTACGGGACCATGCCCTGATCATCGCACATGCCGCACTTGTCTGCTCTGGCGACGAAGGTGGGGGCACCGAACAACCATCCCGCATCCTGGTAGGTGATGTGCCATCCGTTCTTGCACCCCTCGCAAGGGCAGGCGATCCGGTTCGGCAGATCCCACAACCTGAGGAGGTTGTTGACCGAGATGTGTGCCGGTGCCGGCGTGACCTCGACTCCGTCGATGATCACAGGTACGACCTCCACAGCATGACGACGATGGCGACATCGACGATGACACCGATCAAGATGATCAGCATAACAGCCCGAGAGATTCCAGGCTTCTGTTCATACCACTCGCCGCTCATGCCGAGTCTTCTTCTGCCGGAGCAGGGACAATCACACCGTCCTGGTACCACAACAAAGCACGCTCAGCCTGCGGACGATTCGAGAACACCGCAACCTGGATGGTGCTATCAAGTTTGCCCTGGACAACAGGGTCGGGATCGCCATCTGTGGGAGTCAGATGACCGATCACAAGAAACTTCGGCATGTTGTTACCTTCCCTCTGCATGTAGCATGCTGAACACGCATTCAGTTTCGGTGCGGGTCGGCCACGGTCCTTCGGGGTTGGACACTTCGGTATCGCACAACACGTAGGTCTCGCGTCCTTCCCGATGGATGCGTATGTTGACTGAGTGCGAGATGGATACTGTGACCTCGTGTACACGGCCGATGTTGATCGTCTCGGCAGGTTCGTCAAGCTGAACGCTGAGTTTGAGCGGAGTGCGCATCAGGATGAACTCCTTCCGTAGACGAAGGTCACCAACAGTGCAAACAGAACCATGATGCTTGAGATGATTGTTGATCCTGATGTCCAGCCGATGATCAGTATTGTGCAAGTGATGAGCTCCCATGACTGCACAGGGTTCTTCATCAGAGGTTCACCGCCTTTGCGTTACTGATCTGCCACTTGACTCCGTCTGTGATCATGGATGGTGGAATGCCGTCCGGAACCTCAAACCATTGAATCTGGCGGTACAGGTAGTCTGCCTGGCCGGGTGTGAGTTCGCCAGACATCATGAGGAAGAGGCAGAGGATCTGCGCCGGGGTCATCGCCAATCTCCTGCCGGTGGTAGCTTCCGGATTGCGCTCATGGTGCCTCCTTGCTGTATGCCGGGTGGTGGCGTCCCCACCGCTGTCTGCTGCGACCACCCGGACGCGCGCAATAGGGTGGGGACGCCGTGGTTAGCGTACCCGGTCTAGTCTAGTCGGGAAGTTTGTGGTGCGCTAGTGGTTCAGGACGAACGGGATGACCAGGTCGGCGATCGCTGCCATACTCCGGGCAGCTAGCACTTCTGGTGTGACGCCGTTCTTCATGCCATACCACCGCAGGCCCATCTCTCGTCGGGCAGCCTTGACCTGCTCTTCGAACTCCTCGTGCTGTGACTGCCCCATCAAGATGCCGTGGCACATGACCTCGGCACAGTAGATAGAGCGGTGCGCGTAGGACTCTTCCGACATCGGCTTCTTGTACGGGGCAGGCTGCTCAAACCCCTGATGCCGCAACCAATACCCCGGTGTGTGCAGTTCGGATTCTTCGGACATGGTATTGCGCTCCCTCCTGTGCTGTGTATGCGGGTGGTAGGTAAAGGATACCTGCTCTAGTGTGTAATTTCTGGGTGGCAGCGGAGCTCTACGGAGCCCTACGGAGCCCTACGGAGCCCTACGGTACAGTCTGAAATTGCGTGGTGGCGGATTTTCAATGCGGCGGCTGCATGGGCGGGGGTTTGCTCGCTCTCGCGCACGCACGCGCGAGGCATCCTGAAGTGGTGGAGTGAATCCCTCCCGACGGGCGCACGCATGCGCGCGCACGCATACGAGAGATCGAGATCTCGCGCGTAACGCGCCTACGCTCGCGGGTTCTACGAAGTAGAACCTCGTACGCGTGCGTGCGCCTAGGAGAGGAAAAATCCCGGAGTGTGGAGGGTGGCTCGCGAGCGCGAGGGCGCGGGCGCGGCACGTTTTCGAGTGAGATTTATGTGAGAGAGCGGGATAGCGTGTCGCAGTTGAGAGAGAAAACTTGATGAAAAGATTGCGCTAAAGTGGCTATAAGAGCTCGAAATTTGAGGAAGTTAGTGTTTATCGGATTGTGCGGAAAGTCTGGAAAGTTGTGCTATATTTCACGGATAGGTGTGAAATTTTTGAATGGGGACCGTTTATGGTGATTGTGCTTGTATTTTATGGGTAATTGACCAGTTCGCGGTACCCGCACCGCCCACGGGTCCCCTATTTGGCGTAATTTTCAAAGTAATTCAATTCGTTTATCAATTATTGATAGTAATTGAACTAGTAATTCAAACTTTCGTAAATAATCGCGAGAAATTGGGCGACCCCTTTAGCCCTTCACGCTAGGTACCAAATCCCAAGAAAAGTGCCATATTAGCAGGGCTTTTCCTCATCACCCCCTATTTGTACCTTTTGCCGGTATTTACAACCCCTACCCCTACCCTACCCGATAGTTAACTAGGTTAATAGTTCGTAGGTAGTACCGGGTACCGTTCGGTTTATCGGTTATTACGTTTTTGAAATATGCCAATTACCAGGGCTTTTGTCCCCTAACTGGCGCAAATAGGGTAGCCCAACTTACCTACCACGCCCCGTTTACCCCCGCTTAGGGACCAAATAGGGGCCAATTACGGCCAATTTTACGAAATTCCCGCAAATAGCGGGTTTTTCGTAATAGCCAATCGTATATTTGGCCCTTAGTTGGCACTTTTAGCGGTACGCTACGGGCGCGTCGCGCGCTACGCGCGGTCGCCGGGGCGCTTATAGCCCGCCCCGCCCGCCCCGGCCCTTAGCGGCTACGGCGCGGGGGTTACGGGGGTAGCGCCCCGTACACCTAGCGCCCCGCCGGGGCGCGCGGTACAGGGTACCTGGTACCCCCGTTTTGTAGGCTACGCGGGGGTAGGGCGGTACTTCCCGGGCCGCGCGCGTACGGGGTACTAGGGCTTACTTACCTAAATGGCTCGCGCTTAGTTAGGGGGTAGGCAATTAGGGCGAAATTACCGGGGCGCGTTTATACCCCGGTAATTGACGGCGCTTACCCCTTTGGCGGTAGCGCGTACCCCGTACCTAATCGGCGCTCCGCTACCTACGGCGGGGCCAAATTAGGTTAGCCCAATTACCCCGCTAGTTAGAAACCGCGCCCGTAAGGGTTGCCTTAAACCTAGCCCGGTAATTGGCCTTATTTACGGTACGCGTTACGACTAGCCCTACGGTAAGGCAGTTAGCTAATTGGTACGGCTCGGGCTTAGGTAACTAGGTGGTATTCCGGGTGCGCCGGTAGTCGGCGCGTTTTGCGTAACTAAATTGGCGTTAATAGCGTAGTCGTTAGCCCTAAAAATCCTCCCTCCCTGACGCGTACGGGCCGGTAATTGGCGCCTAGCTAATTGCCGGTCCCTACGTTATTCTCGGTAGCTAATACCTACCAAAAGGCGGTTGAAAATGAACTACCTAGTAAGCGGTAATTCCGTGACGTTTGAAAACGCTGATGAAACCGTAAGCGTTTGGTTTTCTGAAGGTGATGACGTCGCTGAAAGCGGTACGGTAATTCCGGCCGGTGAATTGGCCGTGGCTTTCTCTGACTCTATGGGTACGGTAATCGTCCCGTTTAGTGAAGTGCTTTCTGCCGTAACCCTTACGGTTCCGGCTACGTTTGACGTTGAAATTCGCGCCCTGGTTAATCTGGTCGGCGCGGTCGCGCTACTTCTTGACTTGGCGGCTAATAACGCCTAGCTAAACCGCTACCGGGAATAACGTAGGGAATTCCCCCTACAAACCGGGCTTAAAGCCCAAAACAGGGAGGTAAGAAATGACCACCAACGCTACCACCGATACGGTAAGCGTTACCACCAACTCAGGCGAAACCCTCACGGTTAAGCTCGAGGATACCACCGACGTCATTCGGGCGCTACTTTTGGCCCGGAAAGAAGGGTACGAAGCCCGCCGGACCGCGAAAGCGGCAGCGAACGCCGAGGCGAAAGCGGCCAAGGCGAAAGCGGCCACCGAGCGCGAAGCGGCGCGGAATCTGAAGCGGAACGCGCGGCTTGAGAAGTTGCGCGCCCAGCTGAACGCGCTTGAGAATCCCCCGGCGAAAGCGGCCGGTAAGAAGTCGAAGAAAGCTGCCTAGTAAGTAGCGGCGGGGATTACTTCGGTAATCCCGCGCCGGTGCCAATTAGGTACCAATAACAGGGAGGAATTAAGTGACGGATATTTGGTATTCCGTTACGGGCACGGTCATCGGATTCTTGAACTACGAATTCGGCGGCCACCCGGAGTATGACATGCTGGTAATCCGTACCGAAACCGGCCTGGCGCTAAGATGGACCGGGCACGACTTCGGAATCGTAAAACGGGCTGCTAGTTTGGTCGCGGATGATGACGACGTCATCCCCGGTGATGAAGTTGAATTCTCAACGTGTAAGCGTGAGCAGGATTCCTATACGGAATCCGTAAGCGGCGCGGATCGTTAGCGGTTGGGATTCCTACGGGAATCCCTTCCGGTAACGCATAAGCGTACCAAAACAGGGAGGAATACCATGGATCGCATTATCACGATCGGTCACGACTACGGTCGGATCATCCTTGAGATGCCAGAGCGGAAAGACAAGCCGCTCAGCCCTCAGAACTGGAAAGCTCTCGAGGAAGCCGATAACCGCTTCTATCGCGGAAACCCCGGGATGAACGGTTACACGCACGTGATGAGCAACGACGGATCTGCCGCTCTGAACGAACTGTGGGACACCGCCTGGATGGCAGTTGAAGCCGAGATTGACGGCTTTGAGCATAAGGGTAGCGAAACCCTCATCCGGGCACGGACTGCGAAGCGTGTCTGCCAGGCCTACGCGCTGATCAACTTCGGCGCTGAGATCCTTCTGGCGTAGCGGGTAGGGCAGCTTAGGCTGCCCCTCCCGGTACCTCAGATGAAGTACCATAACAGGGAGGAAAGATGTCAGCTTCAGGAAAGCTGGTCCAAGCGGCCATCATCGCTCACGACTCGCATTCTCCGCTGGCCATGAAGTTCAAGGCAGCGGTCCTGGCGAAGCAGTCCGGTAAGCGGTCATGACCCCGGAAGAAGAGCGGGCAACGTGGAAAGCCGATCGCGAGTTCTGGCTCATCATCCTCACGACGTGGGAGATGTGGGAGATCGAAGCGCAGGAAGCGTACGCTGAAGCCTGCGAGAAGTCAACACGCTGGTAAGACAGCGGCGGCGGTTCTCATAAGCAGAACCGCGCGCCGGTGCTTATCCGAGCACTAGATACAAAACAGGGAGGATGCAGAAATGTCCGACGACAAGAAGATCAACGTCATCAATGGTCTCTTGCGGAAAGCGGAAAGCACGACGCCTGAAGAGGCGGAACTGCTCTTCGCGAAAGCTGCCGAGCTCATGGCCAAGTACCAGATTGATGAAGCCATGCTCAGGGCTCAGCAGCCCCAGGCGCGCGGAACGGTGCAGCGTGAGAAGTTCGTCACGGTAAGCATCTGGCGCTACCCGGTCGCAGAGATGAAGTGGCGCGTCGCGACTGCGATGGGTCTGAAGGTCATCAAGCTCCACAGTAACGAGTGGGTTGAGGTGGACGGAAAGCTGTACAAGGAGACCGAGCGGCACGAGATGTTCGGCTTCCAGGAAGATCTGGACCACTTCAAGATGATCATTCAGTCCCTCGAGATCCAGATGCTGCGGGCTGAGCTCGCGTGGTGGTCCCAGCATTCGGACGCCTATCGCAGCCAGACGAAGTCTGCCCAGCACAAGGCTCGGCGCGGATTCATGTTCGGCTTCGCCGGTGGCGCAGCTGAGAAGTATGCCGAGGTCGGCCGCAAGGCGAAAGCTGAGGCAGAGAAGGAGCACGGCACCAGCGGTGTTGAGCTGGTGCTTCGTGACAAGTCGCTGGCGATTCAGGACGCGTTCCACGAGGCTTATCCGAGCACTCGTAGCGTCGCTGACCGTAAGTCACGCGGCGACGTCTTCGCGAACTCGAAGGGTCGTGAAGCAGGACGCAACGCCGACGTCGGTACTGCCGGTGTGGGCGGAAGTCGCAAGTCACTGCCAAGTTGAGTAGCGGTGTCCCTTCCTCACGGAAGGGCACCCGGTGCTCAATCCTGAGTACTGAACAGGGAGGAATCATCATGGCCAAAGCTGCTCTCGAGCAGGACGGCATGGGTGGCCTGAAGGTCATCGTGCCGGCGTGGGATGACAAGGTCATCTACGAGATCACCATGAACAAGATGGCGGAAATCTGCGATGAAGCTACAGAGGACGGTCAGTCCGAGCCCGAGTGGGATCTCGTGACGAGCATGACCTATGAAGCCATTCGCGACGCCCTCAATCTGCACGATTCGCTGTACCTCGGCGATCTCATGCAGGCAGTAAGCCAAGCGGTTCAGCCCGGTCCTGGCTTCGACAAGATCAAGACCTTCACGGTCTAGTAGCGGGTGCCTACCGGCCACGGTAGGCTTCCCGGTGCTACAGCCGTAACACCATACATACACAGGGAGGAAACATGGACAAAGCTCCGACACCGGCGAAGCTCACGCTTCTCGAAGAGGGCGACTTGATCCGCAATGCTTACAAGAACGGTAAGCGGAACAAGGACGGCCACAAGACGGTCATGCTGCCTCATCAGCAGTTGACGGTTCAGCGGTTCATCATCACGCCGTTGGACAAGACTCGGAAGGTCACGCTCGGTCCGCCGCTGAAGCGGGACGAGCAGACCACCACCACGGTAAGCGATCGTTGGCTGGTGGCACGTCCGGCAGACGGCTCAGCACTGCCCACGTACTGCGTGGCGCGGGACTACGGCAACACCGGCGTGCACGGAAAGAAGAAGTAGATGGCTGCTCCTTGCGACATTCTCCTGACAGCCGACGGCTACATCACCCAGGCACTGGAGATGGTGTATCTTGACGGGAAAGACTACGTCATGATCGACACCGCAGATCTGGATGGGGATCCAACACGCTGCCGCGTTCAATGGGCGGGAAGTGACGGTAAGACCGAGATCGTAGCGGTCAGCCGCATCTACAAGAACAAGACAGAAGTGGGTGTTGAGTATCCGCCGACGATGATGGATATCATCACCATCATGCCGGCGAACGGCGACAGCATTTGGTTCGTGTGCGATAAGCACGGCCAGATGTATGCCTACGAAGAGACATCCGTCAAGGACAGCGATGGCGATTGGGTCGACATCGAAGACGGGATGGCTCTGTCGGTTCCCGCGCAGTCGCTCAGAAAGCTGGACGGTTCGGAAGTGTACCACGAGCTGAACTAGCCTGCGGGTGGCGCTCTTCGGAGCGTTGCCCGGAGCCTAGGACATAGTAGGCTTCTATACAGATACAGGGAGGAATGATGGAAAAGATTCACGTAAGTGGGCAGAGGACTCCGCCTCCAGATTGGGCGAAAGCTCATACGGAGCCGAAGATCACTCCGCCTCAGCGTCAGTTCCTGCTCGATCTCATCAAGGAGCGGGAAGCGGACGCTGCCGAGAAGTCAGGCAAGATCGATCTGATCATGAAGTGCCTGCGCATCTCGGAAGACGAAGAGGAGTTCGGGATGTCGAAAGCCAAGGCGTCCGAGCTCATCACGTGGTTTCTGGCACGTCCGAAGAAGCCGACTGAGCAGGACAAGGCTCAGAAAGCAGGGCGTGCCGAGGATCTCGAGTGGCAGAAAGCTCTGGTGGATTTGCCGCCGGGACGCTACGCCATCGAGAACAACGAGGGTGAACTGCGCTTCTACCTGCGCTGGCAGGGCAGAGGCCAGAACAGTGATCGGTTTGCGCTGTACGTCATTCATGGTCCGTACGAGAGCAAGCTGCCTCGTCCGGCTCAGGTGACCATCGCGCAGAAGATCCTGGATGCTGGCGTGCGTAAGTGCGCTCTGCGTTACGGGGCAGAGATCGGCGAATGCAGCAACTGCGGTCGTCGTCTCACGAACCGTATCTCTCGCGAGCTCGCGATCGGCCCGATCTGCGGCGGTCGCATGTTCGGCGACGAGTGGAAGACCGAAGTCAAAACGAAGCGTGCCGAGATCGTTGCACGCGGAGAGGATCCCGATGAGGAACTCGAATAGGCCGGTGCCATGGCCTTGGGGATCTCACCCCGGATGGATCGGGGTGCTGTAGGCAAAGGAGGTGATCGTCATAGACACGAACATCGAACGGGGACCGTTCTCCTGGGTGAAGGCCCAGGGCGGAAACGGACCCTGACCTAGTCTGCGGGTGGGGCTCACTGAGCCCTGCCCGGAGCCTAGCAGCTCCATATACAACAAGGGAGGAAAGATGGACAGACCTGGTCTCAACAGGACCAGTCTAACCCTGGCCCACATGCACATGGCCCTGGAGAGTCATCTTGAAGATGCCAAGAAAGCAGGCATCGAGGATCTCCGCGGCCTGGACGACGCCATGATGGGCATTGAAGATGCTCAGAAAGGCATCCTTGCATTCGTCAAGGTTCTTGACGGTGACGGTGCGCCATGAGTAGGCTGATCGCAAACGTAGTGATGGTGCTTGTGATGTTCTTGGCCATTCAGCTGAATCTCTGGCTGTTTGGTCAGGCTGCGACATTCTGGTTTATCACAGGCATCTTGATTGCGATCATCTTCGGTGCCGTCAAAGCGTGGCGGTCATGAGTAAGACGAAGGCACCACGGCCCAAAGCTGAGGTGTATCAGATTGAGGAGCACGGGCATCGCGGGATCGTGGCCGTGGTACGTGCCTCAACTCCGACGCAGGCTCTCGAGGAGTATTTCGTGAGCAGCAACCTGAAGCAGAAGGGCTACAAGAAGGGTAAGAGGGTCGGCAACACTCTGCAGGTCACAGGCAAGGCAGAGGTTAAGATACTCACAGCAGTTCGCGTCTAGTCAGAAAAGGATTGAGCAGCGGGATGCTGCTCGCCGCGCTCGAGAGTTGTCCTCCCTGGACTCTCTGGAGCGCGGCGCGGAGCATCCATGTGCTCTGGGGCGAAATCCCTGGTAAACCACAAGGTTTGCCGAGGACTAGCCAACGGCTGAAGAATCAGGTACGGTTCTTCAGTAACCACCCGGCCCAAGCCATGGGCCAAACCTAACAGAACGGGAAGGGAGCATCACCATGGCGAAGGAACTTCAGCAGAGCTTGCTCAACAAGCTCGTCACCGTCCTCAAGAAGAAGGACGGATTCGGTCAGTCGGAGACGTTCTACGTCAACGCGACTGGGATCGAGCGCTCGCAGATCGGCCGGTATCTCTACCAGGCTGAGCTGCTCGCGGATCCCAGCGTCAAGATCCCGGCGACCACGAAGGCGATCGTCGCTGCACGGAACCAGGGTGTTCGTTGGCCGCGGATTGCGGTTCGCGCGGGCATCTCGGAGTCGGCAGCGAAGGAGCTCTTCGAGGCTTCGGGAACTGCGGCTGCCGATTCGTACACGGGCCGTGG